CAGGGTTGCCTTTTAGAGAATTGAAAGATCAAGAGTATTGGATATATAAAAATGAAATAGTTGATGGCATAGATCAATTACCAGAAATACCAAATAATCTTAGTAGAGTATGGAATGAAACATATAACATTCCTATAGATAATGCAAATGGGGCTCCTAGTGCGTTTATCAAAGAAGGAGCAGTATATTTGTATGCCAAAGTTGGTGCACAGTATTTGTTACAAAACACGTCTACATCTATTAACAAAAAAAATAATCACAGGTACGGATCTAAAGTACAATTAACAAAAAGCAATGATTTTTATACAGGCTACATACTTGCTTTAGATGGGGATTTTGATTTTGATAATCCTGGTAAAATTTATTTTATAGGTTATGGAGAGTATGACGGTAGAACATACAATTGGGACTCTACAAAAAATAAAAATTATAGAGGTGAGTTTAATGAATTGCTGACTTATTTTAAAGGTGATATAGTTTATGTAGATAAAATATTTTACGAAGCAAAAACAAATTTACTTCCTAATGTGTTTAATGTCGTTTTTTGGATTCCAATAGAAGAATTAATTGATTTTGTAGGTTATATTCCTAATGATGTAAGTTTGCCTGTTACTTTTGATGGAGTAGATATTAGCACAATTCCTTTAACTGGTATATATGATTATGCAACAAATTTTGCTGTTAGTAAAGACGGAGAAGTTTTAGCTGTTTTTGTCAAATATGATATTGCGAATCCAAATGTAGTTGCAATATATAGAAGATATGAAAATACGTTTACATGGAGTCAAAACATTAATGCACAAACTCCTGCATCAGCTTTTGGAGAAAGTTTAGAATTAAACGAAGATGGAACTTTATTGTTTATTGGTGCTCCGCAAGATGATTCATTTAGTAATGCTAGTGGAATTGTTTACATTTATAAATTAGATAATTTAGAATTTAGCCTTTATCAAACTATAAACAGTCCTTATTCCCATGCTCTTGAAATGTTTGGTCATAATGTTAAAGTATCTAATAATATTTTAGCAGTGACTTCATCAAATGGAGACAGGGTAAAAGAAACAACATTTGATGATAACAATACTATTTTCGATAATAATTTTACAAAAATATCTTATACTGTTGTTGACACAGGTGTAATCCATTTTTATTCATACATTTTAGATAAATTTGTGTATAGTAATAATATATCCTATGAAGACGGTGTTAATAAAATATACCAAATAGGAGATAGTTTTATTTTGCATAATAACTCTTTATTTTTAGGGGTTAATAATTCATTAAATGGGCAGTCCATTGGCAATGTGATCCAATTTGATAAAGGAACTAATGATTTATATAATGTTCTTAGAGAAATAAAACCTCCTGTCGATGTTAGTAAAATTAAGAAGATTACACTATATGATAAGAGAAAAAATAAAGTAATAACAAATTTAGATTTTATAGATCCATTGCAAGGAAAAATACCTGGACCTGCAGAACAAAATATTACCTATAAACTTTTGTATGACCCTGCAATTTATAATGTAGGAAATCTAAATATAGACCAAACAATGGCTTGGAATAAAGATCAAGTTGGACACTTATGGTGGGATTTAAGTAATGTAAAATATTATTATCCATATGTAGGAGATGTTGAATTTTCAGCAAATTATTGGGGTAAACTTTTTCCTACTCATTCAATAGATATTTATGAATGGGTTGAGTCAGATGTGTTGCCTGAGGTTTGGGATGAATTGACAGGAACTGTTGATGGTATAGCTGTTGGTATTTCTGGCACAACAAAATATGGTAGTAGTTCATATTCTACAGGAAGGGTGTATGATAATGTGGCTGGGGCTTTTTTTAATCAATACTTTTTTTGGGTAAAAAATAAAACATCTATACCGCAGCTAGATAATAGAAGTTTAAGTTCAGTACAAGTGTCTAATCTTATTAAAGATCCACTCGGACAGGACTATCCTTTCATTAGTTTTATTAGTGAAAATGCATTTTCTTGTTATAATTTAGAAAAATATTTAAATGATGACAATGTAATAATTAGCTTCCAAATTTACAACGATGCTAAGGTCAAAGATATAAATCAGCATTTACAGTATAAGCTAATTACTGAAAATGATGCACTAAGCTTGCCGAATACACAGATAGAGCAAAAATGGATTGATAGTTTAGTTGGTTATGATCTATATGGTAGATCTGTTCCAGATCCTTCAGTAAGTGTAAAATATAGATATGGGGTTTTAGATAATCCAAGGCAAGGAATGTTCAAAAATAGACAAGAAGCATTAAAACAATATATTGAATATATTAATTTAAAATTAAAGTCTACTTTGATAAAAGATAACAAGAATTTAATAAATTTATATTCTGCTGATGAATATCCAGCAGAAATGCTTAATTTATATGATATTGCAGTAGATTTGCGTACTGATTTAGATAACATAGGTATAGCTAAGGCAGAGCAAGCTGAAATATCCTTAAAAATTGTAAACGGGATTGTGATAGATTTTACTATTCTACAAGCTGGTAGAGGGTATTTAGTAAAACCTACTTACGTAGTTATTGGTAAAGGTGAAGGATTAGAAATAGATTATGATTTAAATTCTTTGGGAGGTATTACAAATTTTAGAATTATTAGTGGAGGTGTAAATTATAATGAAGGTACATACATAATAATTAGAAAATTTACTGCACTAGTTAAAACTGATGAATCTATACTAGGTAAATGGGCGCTTTATGAAAGAAATTATAAAGATAACGATTGGGTAAGGATACAAAGCCAAGGATATAATACTTCTTTATATTGGAATTTTATAGATTGGTACGCCAACGGCTTTAGTTCTGATACCAGAATAAATTACGCAATAGATTATGCATATGAACTTACTTCTTTGACGGATAATATTAATGATATAATAAAAATTTCAAATATTGGAGATGGTGGTTGGTTGTTGCTCCGAAAAATTAACAATTTAAATGATGTTGATTATACCGTCAACTATGAAACAGTTGGTCGACAAAACGGAACAATACAGTTTTCTAGAAGATTGTATGATCCTAATGTTGCATTTATTAATTTTGATCTAATCAGTTACGATACGAATTTTTATGATAGTATACCAAGTTTAGAAATTAGAGAAATTGCTAAAGCAATTAAAAATGATATTTTTATAGATGATTTAGCAATAGAATATAATAAATTGTTTTTTACAACATTGAGATATGTACTAAGCGAACAATTAAATGTTGATTGGCTATTCAAAACTAATTTTTTAAAAATAGTACATAATGTAGGAGAGTTAAAACAAGAAATAAATTTTAAAAATGATAATTTAGAAAGTTATGAAGACTATGTAAAAGAAGTTAAGCCTTACAAAGTAAAAATTAGAGAATTTGTAAGTTCATATGAAAAGGTAGATGATGTATTTGGAAAAATAGAAGATTTTGATTTACCTCCGAGGTATGATAGTGTAGAAAACAAAATAGTACCTTGGAAAATTACTGCTTTCTCAGACGGGTTGTATAATGACGGAATTATAAAAACAAATCCATATAAAAGTTGGTTAGATAATTGCACTTATGAAGTGGTTGCTATAGAAATACACGACGGAGGTTTTGGATATAGTATTCCTCCTGTGTTAAGGTTTGAAGGAGGCGGCGGCAATGGATGTATTGCAAAAGCTAGAATTGGAGATAATGGTTCTTTAGTAACGGTTGATATAATTAATAAAGGATCTGGGTATTTTTCAGCGCCTAAATTAATTATAGACGGATCTATAGGAGAAACAGGTCGTCATGCTAGAGCAAGTGTAATTTTAGGTAATGGCTTACCTAGATCAATCTTTACCAATATTAAATTTGATAGAAATTCAAAAAAGTATGAAATTTTATCTTTACAAACTACAGAAAGCTTTATAGGAACAGGATCAAAATATATTTTTGATTTATTATGGCCGTTATCACTAAACAGTAAAAACATTAAAGTCATTGTTGATGGTCAAACTTTGTTAAAAAGTGAATACACTTATCAAAATATATTAAATAACAAAAAAAAGTATGTTGGACAAATTATTTTTACATATCCATTAGCAAATTATAGTATTATTCAAATTAATTATTTTAAAGACGCAATGTTGCTTAAAGCACAAGATAGGATAAACCTTTTGTATACTGCTTCACAAGGACAGTACGGTAATGATTTAGCTTTACTTATGGACGGTGTAGATTACGGGGGAGTAGAAGTAAAAAGTTTTGAATTTGGAACATATAGCGGTTGGGATACTAGTGGTTATCTAGCAAATACTTATGATACATATGATGAGAATTATAATGATACATTTTATCGTATTCCTGTACATTTGTTAGATATAGATGTGATAGATTATAAAGTTCATGTCAATTTTATTAATATTGCAAATGCAATTAACGCAATAGTCAAGGGCGATAGCACAGCAATTTTAAAATATCAAAGATTTATAGAAATTTTTAGTGTAGATCAATTAGGTAATGCACTTGATGATTATTTAGACGGTAGCAGTATTTTAAATATTTTAGATGAATTAGTAGAAGTAATAGACGAAGATGGAAATATTAATTTAGTTTCCGCATTGACTTTCAAAAGTGCAGATCAATTCCAAAAATATGCAATAGGAACAGCAGATAGTCTTACAGCAATAACTAATATAGAATTGCAAATTATACCTAAATTAGTGACATTATCGTTAGTTGATGTAAATCAATTGTTAGTAGAAGGTATTTTAGAAAATTTAATTGTTAAATTTGCGAAACCGTTAGAAAATAATATTTCGTATAATATTTACTATAATAATATACGAATAGATGATCCTAATTACATTGATGATCTTACACCTGTTGATAATCCTAATGCTACAATGGCAACTATTATTGGAGATGGAATAACACAATCTGTCAATGTAGAAAATTTAAATATAGTTCCTAATACAGATGACATTATTATTATTAGGAGCGCATATAGCGATGGTAGTTTTTTACCTACTGATTTAGATTATGATACTTTATTATTAGGCGGAAATACTGATTACAGTAATGCTAAAGGTATTAATGCTGAAGATATTATTGTTGACGGAGATAATTTTGTTACACCATTAAATTCAAAAGGTCCTGAAGAGCTTGTGCCTGGATTAATTAAAGATTCGGTTAGTATAACAGTATATGAAAGACCCACAGCAGGTACAAGCAACATTGTAAGTAGAAACTATATTGGAAATGGGAACACAACATTGTTTTCTATAGATTTTAGCCCAATAACTGAGTTAACTGTTTTTGTAAAAGTTAATAGAGAACTTAAAAAAATAAATGAAGATTATACAGTTGATTTTAGGAATCAAAACATATTATTTATAACTGCTCCTCCTGCACATTCTAAAATTAATATTACAACTTTAGACTATAGTGGCTCTAATATTTTAGATGTTGATACAATTACAATAGAAGAAAGTTTAGGAACATTTATTGTAAATGCAAGATGGGAAGAAAATCTAAGTAGTCAAGTATCTGTTAACGGACAATTTTTACCATATGAGCTTGTCAAGGCAGATACAGAATTTTACGATAGTTCAAATAATATTTTAATTAAATTTGCAAATCCTTTACCAGTGGGTTCAGTCTTGCAATATTTGATTTTATCAGGAGAAGAACAAAGTTACAGTACAGTTTATGTAGATGAATTTATTGCAGATGGTAGTACAAATACTTTTACTTTAGCACAAGCTCCTTTTAGGCAAAGACCATTAGAATGGCATACAATGGTAATTGTTAATGATAAATTGCTAAATCCTGGTTATGTGGAAACTTTTATTACTACAGATAATTTAGAGTATAAATTAAAATTGTATCAAGTTCCAGTTGCTTCAGTAAGTTCTAAGAACATTAGAGTCTTTTTAAATGGTAGTGAATTAGAGTTATTAACAGAATGGACATTCCTAGCAGCTGATTCATATGACTTGTTATTAGATGCTGATGAACAATTTGGTAGTGCTGTTTTAATCAAAAGAGGAGTAAGTCAACCTGGAGATATTTTAAAAGTTTATATAAATGCGTGGGATGATAGCACTGATTCAGGCGGAGACTACAAATTTGGGTATTATGAAGATGAAATTTTTGTAGAAACTCCTGATACTGTAACTATAAATTTCGATTTGAATATTAGCGATAAAGTTAAAATTTATCAATTTAGTAATCATAATACACAAGACATCGATTGGCAAAGTTTTGATGTAACAGAAAGAACAAGATTAAGTCCTGGAGTTAACCAAATATCTGCAATTAGGCGGGTCACAAGTACATTTGTTTTAGAATTAGATTTTGAACTTAATGCAAATCTTTATTATGCTGTTTATAGAAATGGCACAAGAATAGATGACAAAGAATATGGCACACCTAACGCTACAAATCCAAATGCAGAAATTCAAACTCTGACAGGCAATGCTACATATACATTAAATTTATTTGATTATGGTATACAGGCAAATGAAGGAGATGTGTTTAAAATAGTTGAATTAGGAAGTAGTATTACATTGGATACAGGAGCGGCAGATTGGTATGAACTTAGACAGTTAAGAAATGGCATTATACCACTAAACAAAACAGCAATTGATGATCAATTTGTCTGGGTAGCAATAAATGGAGTATTGTTGGATCCTAGTGTAGATTATTACGTTATGCAAGATAATATGCATGTAAGATTAAACAATCCTTTACAAGAAAATGATAATATCCAAGTAGTACATTTTAGTAATAGTTTACAAAAAAATAAATTTGGGTGGATTCAGTTTAATGATATATTAAATAAAACACATTATTTTTCATTAGATGGCAAGCAAAATATTAAATTAGCTAAAGATTTGTATTGGTATGATAAAATAATTGAGGTAGTTGACGGCAGTCTTTTACCTCAGCCTGAAACAAATAGTAAATATCCCGGTGTTGTGCTGATTCAAGGAGAAAGAATTGAGTTTCGTTTGAGAAACGGTAATATTTTAAGTCAATTAAAAAGAGGAACATTAGGCACTGGAGTAAAGGATGTGTATCCCGCTGGTTTAGAAATTTATAATCAAAGTGTAGATATGGTTTTGCCTTATAAAGATGAAACGCTTATTACTAGTTTTATAAGTGATGGGCAAACAAAAGATTTTAATTTAGATTTTGTAGCTAATAGTATAAATGAATTTGAAGTATTTGTAGCCGGTAGAAGGTTAAGAAAAACAGAAATACCGCAATATAACATAGAATTAGGACAAAATTCGCCCAATGCAGATGTTTTAATACCTGCAGAATTTGCATTAGATAACAATATGTTAAATTTATTGGAAATACCACCAATAAATCAAAAAATAATGGTTGTAAGAAAAATAGGTAAATTATGGACTGACCCAGGTGTAAGATTAAGTGATAGTGGTAATAATATATCTAAAAAAATACAATCTGTGCAGGCAGACTTGCCAAGATAAATAACTTAGTAGGATAAAATATGATTGATAAAATTAATGATAAAAGTGGAACTTTAATACAAGGGCATATAAAAATATTTGACCCTGAGACGCATAAAATTTTTGTTAATAAACGAAATGCTATACATTATGAAAATATGAGTATAGCAATGGCGCAGTCGTTAAGCAATTCAGGTACTGGATTTATTTACTCAATGGGGTTTGGTAATGGCGGGACAAGTGTTGATCCTACAGGTATAATTACATATTTGAGTCCAAATAGTACAGGAATAAATGCAAGTTTATATAATCAAACTTTTGAAAAGATAGTAGATGATCGCAATGTAAATAATGTTGATCCATTTAGAAATAAAACTGAAGTAAGGCATGTAAGTGGGACTAATTACACAGATATACTTGTGACATGTTTGTTAGATTATGGAGAGCCTGCAGGACAAGATGCTTTTGACACCGCATTAAGTACAGAGGATTTATATGTTTTTGATGAGTTAGGATTAAAAAGTTATGATACAAACCAAGAAACTATGTTATTAACACATGTTTTATTCCATCCTGTGCAAAAAAGTTTAAATAGACTAATTCAAATAGATTATACAGTAAGAATACAAAGCCTGTCCGGCGTTCTTGGAGAATAATAAATGCCTTATCAAATAAATTTTACAGATGTAGATAATAAATTAGGTATTGTAATAGAAGATGCTACTATTAATCAAGAAACGTCTTTAAAATTACCTGGAAAAAATACAACTGCGTATGGTACTATTATAGCAGAAAATTTTTTACACTTACTAGAAAATTTTGCAGCGACATCTGCTCCGTCTACCCCAGTTGAAGGTCAAATATGGTATGATTCTAACCCTGACATAGAACAATTAATGGTATATAATGGTGTAAATTGGATACCAGTTAATGGTGTTAATAAATCTATTAATGCTCCGACACTAAAACAAGAAGGAGATTTATGGATTGACAGAGAAAATTTACAATTATATATGTATACAGATGCAGGTGGTTGGATTCTAATTGGGCCAGAATACAGTGGAGGAGTTATAACTGGTGCCACTCCTAAGGTTGTATTAGGTATAGATGACAAAACTTATAATATATTACAAATAGATGTAAATGGTATACCTGCAGCTTGTATATCAAATAAAGAATTTACGCCAAAAGCAAGAATTGATGGATTTGTAACTTTAAAACCTGGAATAAATTTAAGCACAGCAGCGTTACCGGGAGAAAATAAATTAAAATATAACGGCGTTGCAGAAAAAGCAGAAAATTTAATTATTGGACAAGAAGTTATTGAAGCAGCTAACTTTTTAAGAGGAAACGCAGTAAGTTCAACTAGTTATAAATTAAATGTTTTAAATAATGATGGTATTGCTTATGGCAGGAATTCAGAATTAACAATTGGTATAGAAGGAACAATAGGGATAATAAAGCATAATGTGGCAGGATCTGCTATAGATGTCAAAGTTAAAAATGAAGGTATCTTTAAAACTTTGATGCGTTATGATAGTTCTATGAAAGTTGGAATAGGTAAAGATAACCCTGATACAGAATTAGATGTTAATGGTGATGTAACTATTACAGTTCCGGTAGACGATGCTTCTAAAGGTAAATTTATTGTCACTAGCACACACGATAGCACACAGATAAGTAACGGATCAATAGTTACTGCTGGAGGAATCGGAATTGCGTTAAATGCATCAATCGGTGGCAATTTATACATGAATACCAGCAATAGTAGTACGATTGTAGTTGATAAAATTTTACCTAATACAGATGCAGATGACATTATCGGTACTGAAAGCACTTATATAGGACAACCTAGTCTACGGTATGAAGGTATTTATTCAAAGAGATTTTATGGAGATTTAACTGGGACTGTTACAGGATCTGTAACAGGTAGATCAGGTTCAGCAAATAAATTAGCTAAAGCGTCTAGTTTTAAATTTATAGGCGATGTAGGATTATTAAACAGTACTGCTGTTGAAGAAGGCGTTATAAATTTTACAGGTCAAGGCGAGTTAATCGAATTTGTAACAGAACTAAATCGTGATGTTGTAAATGCAAAAAATGAAGTTATAACAACTCAAGTTGATGACGAATTGTTATTGGCTAGGGTTAGAGATGACATTGGTTTGAAAAAAATTACAGTAGGAAATTTATTATCAAGTGTTCCTGTTATGCCAATTGGCACAGTTGTTCCATATGCAGGAGATGTTGCTCCTACAGGATGGTTGTTGTGTAACGGGCAAGAAGTTCAAACAGTTGATTACCAAGAATTGTATAGCATAATAGGTTATAGATATAAAGCTGTTGAACTTGTAAAGGTAGGGTTTTTTGCAGTTCCTGACTTGCGAGGTAGAGTTGCTTTAGGTTTGCATAATATGGGTAATTTAGAGCCTAATGAGATTGTAACAGATGATCCTAATGCTGCAGTTTTAGGAGGAAAAGGTGGTGCTGATGAAGTTGTATTACAAGAATTAAATCTTCCAGATCACAAGCACGACTTATATTATAATGATACACAATTTTATGCAACAGCCCGTAAAGAGTTTGAAATTATAGATGAGCAAGTAGAAAATTATCATTTCTATGAACAACAAACAGAGTTTACAGGAGTCGCATTGAAAAATACACAAGGTGTTAAAACTGAAAACATTCTTAGCACTCCGGTGGATATTTTAAATCCATTCTTAACTTTAAATTATATTATATATGCAGGAAATTAAATGAGTTATCGGATCAATCGTACAGATGGAGAATTATTAGTAGATCTTATTGACGGCGTCATAGATACTAGTTCAACAGATATTACATTAATTGGAAGAAATTATAAAGGATTTGGTGAGTGGATAAACGAAAACTTTGTTAAAATTTTAGAAAATTTTGCAAGCACAAATTCTCCGCCGCATCCGTTGACAGGGCAATTATGGTACGACAAACAGGATGAAAGACTAAAAATTTTTAACGGTACAACGTTCCGTTCTGCTACTGGTACTATAGTAAATAGTTTACAACCTACTAATCTAGTTGCTGGAGATATTTGGATTGATAATGAAAATAACAGATTGTATTTGTATGATGGTAGCGAATTAACTCTAGTAGGCCCTACATATGATGCAGGGCAAGGTAAAACTGGATTTGAATCAGTAAGTCAAGTTGATATTAATAATATTACAAGAACAATATTAAAATTATTTCTAGGAGGTGTTCTTGTTGGTATATATTCTCCTGCAGAATTTATTGTTCCAATTTCTTTTGCTATTCCAGGCTTTAATGTTTGGAGTGAAGATACACAAACACCTAAAAGGCAAAAATTATATAAAGGTTTTAATATAGCAAATACAGATGCCGAAACTGGAACAAATGGATTTTGGTATAGAGGAACGAGTGTTAATTCAAAATATTTGCTAGATGATTCGGGGGTTCAAAAAAGTGTAGTAAATTTCCTGCCTACTGATAATAATGGCGTAACTACTGGATATATTAACATTAAAAATAGTCAAGGATTAATTATAGGAGTTGGAGATAGACCCTTTATTAATACAAAAATATTAGGCTCGACTACTACTATGGACAATTTAGAAGTTGACGCTAATTTTGGTATACGAGTAAAAACGTCTCAATATGCAAATAGTTTTGTAAGTGCTATGTTTATAGATAGTTCAACGTATACATTAAAGTTTTGGTCAAATCTTCCCCCTTTTGATACAGTAGGTGCTCCTAGACCTAATATTACGTCTCATTCTGATATGACTTTAGATGGTAATATGACCATAGGTGGCAAACTTACTGTTGGTGGTGAAGTTACTTATGTCAGTTCTGAAGATCTACGAATAAAAGATAAAACAATAGAGCTTGCAATTAGTGAAAATGCTGTTATTGGAGATGATTCGGCAATAGTAGGCGGTGGAATTATTCTTAGAAGTTCCGACGGAGATAAAGAATTTCTGTTTCAATTAGATGGTAATAGTGGACACGGATCATGGACAATAAACCAAAATTTAGAGTTAACAAGCACAGTAGCTAATTCTAATCCATCTTATAAGATAGATGGAAAACTTGTTTTGTCTAATGACGAGCTGCATCCTGTTGTTACAAAAGCGTCTGGTTTAAATGAAATCGGAACATTGATTGAGTTAAACGTAGATAATGTTAATATTGACAGTGCAACTATAAGTAGGCAAAATGGCATTGGTCTTGTTATAGATGCAAATGGAACTGCCCAAACTGCTGGAACGGTAAGCTTTGCAACTCATAATAGATTAACAGATTTGGCTGATCCTGTTAATTTAAAGGACGGTGCTAATAAAGAATATGTTGATAGGGCAGTCGATGGTAAAGAAATACTTTTATCCTTAGATATCAACGGATTAATAGCTGCAGGTGATCCTGATTATACACCTTTTTACGCAGCAACTATTGATAATGTACGGACAGTTTTAGAATACATGGTGCCTATAGAAGAATCGTTGCCAGGACAAAATGTTAAGATAATGGCTACACGAATTAGAGAGATAGTAGCGGTATTTCCAATTACAGTGTCTGAAGAAGAGACTGCTGTATTACAAAAATCACGAGTTACTGTAAGGAATTTTGATAATTCTGGCACGGTTGCAGTTGTGCAAGATATTGTAGCTAATCCTGCATATTCAGGTTCTACAACTAATATAGAATTTACTGTAGATCGATTTGTTTATAAATTTCAAAGTGACGGAAGTTATTGGAATAGCACAGGAGTAGATAGGATAGTTGTGTGAAATACGGTAAATACAACTAACACATTTAGGGGTGATATGAATGGCATATATAATTAATACTTACAATACTGCTCAATTGACAGTAGTTGAAGATGGAACAATTGATCAGACTACTGATTTAAAATTAGTAGGAAAAAATTATGCAGGATATGGTGAAATACAGAACGAAAATTTTGTATTTTTACTTGAAAATTTTGCAGGCGCAAATGAACCACCGAAAGCCTTACCAGGACAAGCTTGGTTCGATACTAGCGATAGCAAGTTTAAGTTTTATGACGGAAGCAAGTGGAGAACTGCTGGTGGTTCTGAAACAGGAGGACAAGCTCCTGCAGGTCTTACCACAGGAGATTTTTGGTGGGATACAACTAACGAGCAACTATACGCCTACAACGGAACTGAATGGATATTGATAGGACCACAAACAGCAGGAGAGGGCGTAACGCAGTTTCAAAGTAAGGCAATTCAAGATGCAAACGGTGTTAGTCAGTATGTTATAGCAAGTGTTGTAAATGATGAAATAATCCATATTATAAGTGGTAGAGATTTTACAATAGGTGAAAACGATCAGGCAAAATATATTGGATTTGATAAAATCCATGCAGGTCTTACTTTAAAAAATACTACAAATGCAACTGGGGGAGTAACAAGCACTGAACATCGATGGTGGGGAACAGCTACTAATGCAGACAGATTAGGAGGTTTAACTCTTGATAAGTTTGTACAATTTGACGAAAACTTAACATTTTCTAGTCAAGTTGGATTTGGAGATACAGGATTAGCTGTAGGCGACAGTAATGATTTACGTTTAAGAATTATAAACGATAATCAAGCAGTAATAGGAAATGAACAAGGGTATGATGTCTTTTTCCAAGTAAGAGATACTGATAATCAGGTAAGAATGCCTTTAAGATTAACGCATGATAAAGTATTACCTGGATATCAAACAGTTATAAATCCAGCTAGCACTTCTTACAACACAAATGCGGCTGGTGTAAGAATAGTTGATATAGGAAGTTCTACGGCAAGTTTTCAAAATGTTTATGCTGATAGATTCATTGGTACAGCAGATAAGGCAGATCAATTAGAAGTTTCATACCTTACGGCAGGCAGTACTTTACAAACTGGTTATTTTACAGCAGACACTAGAGCAACGTCTGGTGTGTCTATATGTGTAAGAGATATTACTGGAGATATACATGCAAATGTTTTTAGGGGTACAGCAACTGCAGCACAATACGCAGATTTAGCTGAGATGTATTTAAGTGATGTTGAATATGAACCTGGTACAGTCTTAGTGATAGGGGGTGAAGCAGAAGTGACTCAATCTACTTCTGATTTTGATCACAAAGTAGTCGGAGTAGTATCTACAAATCCAGCTCATGTAATGAACAGTGAATTAGAAGGGTGTACTGTTGCAGTAGCATTAAGGGGAAGGGTGCCTTGTAAGGTAGTAGGACCTGTATCTAAAGGTGATCTGTTAGTAACTTCTGCTGTAAGAGGAACAGCGAAAGCAGCTAAAGATTTAGAAAATATTAGTAATTCCTGTATTGTTGGAAAAAGTTTAGAAGATTTTTCATCAGAATCAGTTGGAATTGTAGAAATTATTGTATAAATAAAGCTAGTAGTTTACACGGAGTTAAGTATGGTATCAACAGTTTCGCAAGCTGGATCAATTAATGCACAGGATTATAATAACCTGCATAATAAGGTTAATGAGATTTTAGGTCAAGGTTCAGGAGATTATGGTTATGGACAAACGGTAACCAGTAGCCCTGTAACAGCAACAAATTATCCAACTGTAGACGGGGATTTAGTTACTGCAACACAGTTAGATGCGTTACGGACTGATATAGAGAAATGTTGGAAGCACCAAACAAGTGCTTCTTTTACATTAGGAGACATAGCTGTTGGAGATGAAATTACAGCAGGTGCAACTACAGGTGCAGATAATAAAACTCATAATCAATATGTAAAGTATGTTAACGATATTGATGCAAATAGGCTTAGCATAGATGCAGCAAACCAGTCTACTACTTCATTAGGTAACTCGGCTCAATACACCGCAACATGGGGTGTTGGAGCAGCTGGTAGTGCAGCAGCCCAAATTAGATATACTGCTAATGTGTCATGGAGTAGTGCAACAGCTAGAAGGCATTATTTCAATGCGGGAGGTCAGATTACAATAGATGCTTCAATGAACACATCTGAAGGAACAGGCACTAAAAATGGAAATTGGAAAGATTTGCTTAATAGGGCCGGGTTTAATTATGATAAAACAGCTGAGAATACACAGACAACAAGCGCAATATTAAGGCAAACTACTTATGGTTCTGCTGGAGTTTACAGCGATAACTACGCAAGAATTTATACAAAAAATCTTAGCAGTACACAACTGCAGTGTGTAATAGAATTTATAGATGGTGATATAGGTGACGATACAACTCCAAGCGATGGTTGGAATTACAGGGTAGACGAAGCGGTTACAGGAGATATTACTGCAAGTTTAACAGACAGAACAGCTAGCGGATCATTTGTTGCAGTTACTAAACCAACCTATGCTTTTGTAGGATTTTCAACTTTTACTGGCACTTATACTTAAAAAATAGAATTTATGGATTCTAGATTAATAGATGCACTCGATTTTTCTAATTATCTCTTTTCTTTAACTAAACAAAAAGAATTAGCATTACACAAATTTGAAGAAAATTTAATTTTCTACAATAACGGCGGAACTTTTGTTATTACTTTAGATCTTATTAATTATTGTCAATTGTTAATAAGTAATGATCAAAAACAAATCGTACTAATAGATAAAAATTCTATTCCAATCTTAATTAGTGATTTAACAAACTTTTTTGCAAAATTAGTGCAGCAGTACGAAAGAGCAAAAGAAAATTATTTTGAAGAATATTCAAAAATTATTAAATCTAGAGCCATAGAACAGATAATAGGTTTAGATGAATAAAGGTATTTTAGTTTTTGCTAAAAACAATAATTCCATCAATTATGTAAATCAAGCTAAATTTTTAGCAAAACAATCACAAAAATATTTAGATTTACCCGTTTCAATTGTTACAGACAATCCAATAGATAATAATGTTTGGTTTGATAAAGTAATTTTATACGATAATTATGCAAAGCAATACAAAAAGTATAATGATGGACATTTAGAAGGAAAAGTTGATTATTTTTTTAATTCTGCTAGACAATTTGCTTTTGAGTTATCTCCATATGATCAAACTTTGATGTTAGATACTGACATTGTTATAATGAATGACAAATATTTACAATGTTTTGAACAAAGTGATGATTTTTTGATTTATCATGATGCAGTAGATATTGCAAATTCAAGAGATTATTATGAATTTACATACATTTCTGAAGAAAGTATAAAATTTTATTGGGCTACTGCGGTTTATTTTACAAAATCTAAAAAAAATCAAATTTTCTTTAACTTACTTCAACATATATATGAAAATTGGAATCATTATAGTTTGATGTTTAAAATTAAACAAAAATATTTTAGAAATGATCATGCTTTTAGTATTGCAATTCATTTATTACATAGCTATACTAAAAGCAGTGTAAAATCTATGCCTGGAAAATTATTTTATACTATCGATAAAGATATTTGTGTAAGTATTAATGAAAATAAAATTTTTCTTTTATTAGAAAAATCAAACGAACCTATAAATTATTATCCTGTTTCTGTAGGTAATTTAAATTTACATATAATGAACAAGTTTAGTTTAGATAAATGTATTGCTAATATGATATGAAATTAGGTATTGTAATTTGTGCATTTGGAAAAGATTATATAACGCAAGCAGAATTATTTGTTCTTAGCTTAAAATCTTGTAATGTAACTCTTCCTGTTACTTTAATTACTTCTTGTAAAGAAAATATATCTTTAGATTATTTTTTTGATAATATAATTGAAATTCCTAACAATATAGAGGACACATTTTATCATGTAGATATAAGGTCTAATATATATTTTTTATCTCCTTATGATTTTACTTTTGTCTTTGATACAGATATATTAATTTTAGAGAATTTATATGATAATTTAGTCAACCTTTCTAATAAAGTTGATATGTTTTATACATCAAAGGTTTTTACCTACAGAGGAGATGAAATAATTAAAGATTGTTACTACCGTTCCGTTTTTTTAGATAATAATCTACCTAATATATATAACGGGTTCTCTGCTTTTAAAAAAACAAATAGCAATGATATATTTTTTTCTTTACTTAAGAAAATTAATAAAAATTGGCAAGTTGTATATAAAATGTTTTGCCCATTAAATACACCTAAGAATGCAAGTATGGATGTGTCTACTGCAATTGTATGCAAAATATTAGATATTAATCCAATCTATAAATTTAATGCTAAATTTGTTCATATGAAAGCTAAAAATCAAAATTGGAAAACTAATCCTTATTATTGGCAAGATAAAGTGCAAACATTTTTAACACCAAATTTAGATTTTTATGTAGAAACTTTTAAACAAAAAGGAATTTTTCATTATACTGAAAATGCTTTTTGTAACGAAAATATGGTTAATACATATAAAAGTTATTTAAGTTTATGAATTATATATCATTTACTCCGGATAATGGAGAAATTTATAAAATTGCTCCGCATGCACCTTTACAAAAAGAAACATATATATGTGTAAAAACTAGTGAAGTTGTTCCTATTTTAACAGCTAAGTATCCTGTTTTATATAATTATCATGTTGTATATGATGAAAAGTCCTTTCAATATGTTTTAAAAAAGAAAGATGCAGAGATTGCAAAAGATAAAAGTCTAGGTAAATTATTTAATATACCTAATAAAAATAGCAATGCTAGCGTACAGATAACTGTAGATAAAGTTTCTAAACAATACATTGTAAAGATAAGTAAAACTGACGCAATAAAAATTTATGAAAAAAAATTATTGTTAAGTAAAACCTTTAGTGTTACAGAAGAAAATAATCCATTTATTCTTTACGAATCATTTACAGTTTATTTCAATCAAGACAAATTACAAAATACTTATAAAATACCTATTACTAATTTAGATGTATATACAAAGAAAAATTTTAGTATTTTTACAAAAAAACAATTTAGTTCATATTCTTATAAAATAAAATGAAAAATATACTACGTGTAATCGATAATGACGTAATTTTTTTGTCTTACGATGAACCAAATGCTGAAAAGAACTATGCAGATTTATTAACAAAAATACCCTGGGCTAAACGAATACACGGTGTGCATGGTTCTGATTCTGCACATAAAGAATGTGCAAAGATAAGCGAAACAGAAAGATTGATAGTTATAGATGGTGACAATATTGTTGACGAAAATTTTGTAAACGAAGAAATAAATTTTATAAAGAATGTTGATATAACAAAAAATGTAATTAGTTGGCCAGGAAGGAATATTATAAATGGCTTAATTTATGGCAATGGCGGTATTAAATGTTGGGACAAGCAAACTTTGCTTGATATAAAAACGCACGAAAATGCCGATCCAAATAATATACATGCACAAGTTGATTTTTGTTGGGATATAGAATATATTACAATGCAAAAGTCAATGAGTGTTGTAGAAAATAACTTTACACCTCAACAAGCATGGCGAGCTGGGTTCCGAGAAGGTGTTAAAATGTGCTTGTTAGAAGGTGTTAAACCGTCTATAGAAGAATTTAATAAAATACATTGGAAAAATTTGCATAGATTGTACATATGGTGTATGACAGGACAAGATGTGAAAAATGGAATATATGCTATATTAGGCGCTAGGCAAGGTTTCTACAAAACTATGTGTACTGACTGGGATTTTATAAATGTTAGAGATTTTGCTTATTTAAATACTTTATGGAATGATGAATTAGAAGGTGTAGATGAAAATAGTGCTGCTGATCTTGCACAACAGTTTGGAGATAAAATTAAACAGCAGTTAGATATACCTATTTCTAGTTTACCATTAAGCATAGATCAAAGTAAATTCCATAAAACTACATTTACAAATAGCATTAGACCAAAGCATCCTTTGTTAGCTGCGGACAAAGAAACAGCAAGTTATGATATTGTAATGATAACATACAACGAATTGAATGGCACAGAAAATTACAATAGATTAAAAGACAGATTTACAAATGTAAAAAGGATTCATAAAGTAAAAGGAATACATCAAGCCCATATAGCAGCCGCAGAGATATGTGAGACTGATATGATGTGGGTAGTAGACGGTGATGCAGAAATTGTAGAAGATTTTTGTTTTGATTATATAGTTCCTAACAATGAAAAACAGTTTGTACATGTTTGGCGCAGCAAAAATCCTATAAATGATTTAGAATATGGCTATGGAGGTGTAAAATTATTACCTACAGATATGACACGTAATATGGATTTATCAAAACCAGACATGACCACAAGCATAAGTAGACATTTTAAGAAAATGGATCAGGTTAGTAATTATACACGATTTAACGTAGATAAGTTTACTACCTGGCGTAGTGCATTTAGAGAGTGTTGTAAATTAGCAAGTTCGGTAATTGATAGACAAAAACAGCAAGAAACAGATGAAAGATTAGAACGTTGGTGCAGTGATTATGGAAAAGATAGGCCATTTGGCGAATATGCAATATTAGGTGCAAATGAAGGCAAAGTATATGGTATCGAAAATGCTGGTAATTATGATATGCTTGCTAAAATAAATGATTTTGATTGGCTTCTTTCTACATTTAATAATGAGGATACAAGTAATTTAATTAATCAAAATGAAAAAGATTTTGATTATGATAAAGTTAATAATATAGAATTTATTCATGGTTTGCATGAATATGCAGTATATAAATCTGAAAAAAATGTAGCAGAAAATTTAGATAATATTTTGAAAATACTATATTCTGACAATATTTCTAAACATTTAATTTTAGATGTTTTAATGAATAGTTCAGGTGAGAATACAAGGTATTTTAGATTTGTGAGAGATTTTGTAAAAAAAGGTAAAAATTTAAAAATTTTGTCCGATGCATTTAGTCGTAGTCAAATGCGTAGTAAAATTTGGTTAGTTGATGAATTAGCTAAAATAATGCCTAATCCACGTAATGTTGTATTAATGGCAGGATGGTATGGACAGTTAATTGATTTGTTTGGTGACAAAGATATAGATAAAATAACCTTTAGGAAATTTAGAAATATAGAGATAGATAAAGAATGTTGTATAGAAAGTGATTATAATTTTAATTTACGTAGACTAGAAGAGCATAAAGTTAAAGCAGTAAAAGCAGATATTAATAATCTCACCCTACATGAAAATGGATACGAATGGGAAGTGGAAACTTTTAAAACTGGAGAAAAATATGTAGAAAAATTCTTACCAGATTTAATTATTAATACAAGTTCTGAACATATGACAACCGAATGGTTTAATCAAATACGTTTTAAAAAATGGATAAAAAAACCTTTGGTTGTAATTCAAAATAATAATTTTTTTGGAATACCCGAACATGTAAATTGTGTGCATAGTGTTGATCATATGAAAAAAGTATTTCCTATGGAAGAAATATTATTTGAAGGAGAATTACAGCTTAAAGGTTATAAACGTGTAATGTTAATAGGGTATGCATGAATTTAGAAAATTTTAGTCTAAGAAAGCTACAAAAAGAAAGTGCTCGTGCATTAGCTACAATAGAAGCTACAAACGATAGAATATATCAATTTAATAAGCAAGCGCATCATGACAGTCAAAATTGGTACAAAACTGTCATAGAATGGTATGTAGATAAGTACAATGGATTACCAAGTGAGATAGGTCCAGGAAGGGATGTTAAAATATTATGCTAGATCGAGTCCAAAATATAATTGTTATAGGGTGTAGTTGGTCTAAATGGGGAGATCAATCTTTTACAAAAAATATACCTGCTAAACAAAAAATAAGTAGCTGGCCATTATTGCTAAGTGAGCAATATAATTGTAATGTTGAAAATTTCTCGTTATTAGGAAACAGTGCAGCTTTCCAGTTTTATACTTTTTTAGAAATTCTAAAAAAATATAAATTAGAAGAAATTGATTTGATAGTTTTTCAAATAACATCTTTTTATAGGCAATCTTTTAAAATATCAAATAGTAGGTTTCAAAAGACTGATATTACAGAAAATTTAGAGACTATTACACCTAAATATAAAACTTTAATATATGATAGTATTGAACATCATAATCCCTATGCCCCTGCAAAACTTTTTAATCTTGGTAACAAATCGTTTTTTAGAAGATTGTGCAAAATGAATGCAAAATATTCTGTTAATGCTGATAAAGAATTTGAAATTGCATGGTTTGATAAAACCCTAAGTTTATGTAAAGAAAAAAATATACCTTGTCTTCTTTGGCAATACAGCCTTTGTGATAATAATTGGGAATATGAAAAAGCTGAATTTGTTCTCGAAAAAGAATTATCTAATGAATTATGGCAAAAGTTTATAGTAGATGAAGGAAAACATTTTAATATAGAAGGACAACAATATATATTAGATAATTTTTTGATAGATAGAATACGTAAATATGTACAAATATGAAGATATAAAAACAATTCATTTAGAAATTACACAGAATTGTCAAGCTTCTTGCCCTATGTGTGATAGGAATCAAAATGGCGGCGCATTAAATCCTCATATTAATTTAGACGAATTGACAATAGATGATGTAAAAAATATATTCACACCAGATTTTATTTTGCAATTATCTACAATGTATATGTGTGGTAATTTAGGTGATCCTATTGTTGCTCGTGATACTTTAGAAGTGTTTGAATATTTTAGGAGTCATAATCCTAAAATGTGGTTGAGTATGAATACAAATGCAGGTGCTAGAGATGAGCATTGGTGGAAAGAACTTGCTAAAATTTATGGTAGAATGGGTGCTGTAATTTTTAGTGTAGATGGCTTACAAGATACTAATCATATTTATAGACAAGGTGTAGTGTGGGAAAATGTAGAACGTTCTATGCGTAGTTTTACAGGTGCAGGAGGTAGAGGCCGCTGGGATTTTTTAATTTTTGATCATAACCAACATCAAGTAGAAGAAGCGGAGCGTCTAAGTAAAGAATGGGGTTTTGAAAAATTTATTAAGAAAAAAACTGGTCGGTTTGTAACGGCAAACGTTGAAGCAAAGGACACACATCAAGCAGTTAATAAAAAAGGTAAAAAGACTGCAGAGCTAGCAAAACCCAAAGACGAATTTCAAAATACTGCAATTAAAAATTTACCAATATTGTTAGAAAAATATGGCACTATGCATAATTATTATAATAAAATACCAATTTTTTGTAAAGTAAAAAAGGAAGGTAGTTTATTTATTACTGCAGAAGGTTTAGCATTACCTTGTTGTTGGACAGCTGGACGTATGTATAAATGGTGGCATGAAGACCCTAAAATAGAACAAATATGGAGTTTTATTAATAACAAATCTAAAATTAACGCAAAGAATGGGTTACATAAAGTATTTGCCAGTGGAATTTTTGAAACTATAGAGCAAAGTTGGAAAAAAACTTCTTGTGAAGATGGAAGGTTAAAAGTTTGTGCAATGAAATGTGGAATAGAATTTGATCCTTTTTCAGCTCAATTTGTAAAAAGTTAATATGGTAAAAAAATAAATGACAAATATATCTAAAACATTTTGTGTTTTACCTTGGATACATTTAAGTAGTCGGCCAGATGGTAAAATGCGAACTTGTTGCACGTCTAACGCAAGTTCGGTGCAAAGTTCTGACAGTAGTAAGAAAATTGGAGGAGGAGAAGTCGGGGTAGTAAAAAATGACGACGGTATACCTGCAAATTTTAATCATACCTCTTTAGAAAATGCATGGAATTCTTCTTATATGCGTAATGTTAGGAAAAAAATGCTTGTAGGAGAAAAACCTGACAGTTGTTTGAAATGTTACAAAGAAGAAGATGCAGGACATTTAAGTAAAAGAAATTGGGAAACTGAATACTGGAGTCATAGATATGATATCGATAAGTTAATAAAGGATACTAATGCTGATGGAACTATACCTACAAAAATTAGATATATTGATTTACGTATGGGTTCTAAATGCCAACTTGCTTGTGTTATGTGCTCTCCGCATGATAGCTCTGGATGGATAACTGATTGGCAATCAATATACCCTAAAATAGAAAATAAAAAATTAAAAAATACAAGTCAATGGAAAAATAAAGGACAAGTTCACGGCGCAAGTTATAATTGGCATAAAAATAATCCTAAATTTTGGAAAGAATTAATGGAACAAGTTCCTAATATGTATCAGTTGTATTTTGCAGGGGGCGAAAGTTTAATAATTGACGAGCATTATGATTTATTAGAAGAATGTATTAAAAGAAATTATGCAAAAAACATTGAATTGAGATATAATTCTAATGCAGTAGAATGGAGAGAAGATTTATTTGATTTGTGGAAGGAATTCAAAAGAGTTAGATTTCATTATAGCATAGATGCACATGGAGAGCAAAATGATTACATACGATTTCCTAGTAATTGGAATCATCAAGAGAAAGTGTTTCATTTATTAGATAATTCTCCAGATCAGGTTGAAGTTACTACAGCTACTACAATATTAGCTTTAAATATTGCTTATATTCCAGAATTTGTAAAATGGAAAGTTTCTCAAGGATTTAAAAAAATTAATCAATGGCCATTAGGTGCAGGAGGAATAAATATGCATTTTGCTTATTGGCCTCCTCAGCTAAATGTTAAAGTTTTACCAAAAAATATTAAAAAACAAATAACTGAAAAATATGAGAAAGAATTTTATCCGTGGATAGATGAAAATTGGAATAAATTTACTGGAGTAGCAGAAAATAATAT